CGCCATGTATTGATAAGCCTACGCCCTTCATCCTCAAAGATAACATCCCCACGATCCGGGGCTTGTAAACCCGTTGGTCGCCAACCAATACCATCTGCGGACGACAACTTAGGGTCCATGGTGGTTAGTAGCAACCTACTGGCTGTTGGACCTGCTTTACCGCCAGGTAGTTGACGCATAAAAAGGTTATCCAAGCCCTTTGGAGGTAGTGTCATGCCAGATACTATGTCGTAGAAGTTGTTTTCAGGCGCTATAAAGATGTAGCGCATCGGATCAAACCCCTCTGGAGGTTTATTTTCTTCGGCACCATTCTCGAATTCGCCGTCAACTACTACATCCCCACCATCTATTGGCTCTTCGGATAGCGCCTCGGATAGCTGCTTGGTTCGCTCAAGAGCGATATCCATCTTGTAGGCGTTCACCTCGGCTATAAAGGAGCCATTAGCGTTTAACTTCGCGTCCAATATTTCTATGGCGCGGGTGCCTGTAATTTTTCGATTCTGCCCATCCCCGCTACAGTGGCCATGATGACATTGGTATTGCACAGAACCATCGGGTGCTATCCGTATAGCGGCACCCGTTGGGTCGTCTACGCTGTGAGCTTCGGCGTTGATGCAGTCAATGCGAATCCAGTTGTCATTGCCAACGGTATCTATATTGACGTGCTTGAGGATCGGGTGGCGCGCCACTAACGGGTTATCCGCAGCCAGGGCATCTACAGAAGCCTCGGCACGCTCCTTGAAGAGGTCTATATCAAACACCTTAGCGAGTTGATCCATTGTGTAAAGGTTGTTTGGCTCCCAGGAAGTCAGATAGCACTTAAAGGTTTTACCATTGATGATCCGTTTGGCCTTAGTGTTAGAGCCATTAGGCATACGAACGTATCGCGTGACACCTCGCATCCCAGGGTCATTACCATCAGGTGCCAACCCCTTAGCTACCAGACCATCAAGTAAATTCTCCACCATAGCTCGATCTTCACAGGGGTCTTTAAGTATCCACGCCCATTGCTCAGACCCCTTGGACGTGACCAGCTTGTATGAAGGTTCCGGGAGCATCTCGACCCGATCTAAAGGCAGTTTCTCTGCTACATCATCGGCTACGATGACGAAGCAAGCATCAAACTTAGCTTTTCGTCTAACTGCCTTACCATCCTCGGCTTTGTGGAATAGGCTTATGGTGAAATACTGATTCTCTTCGGACGACATACGCGCAACCCGATATTCAGCGGCACCTCCCGCCCAACAGAGGCCCCTACGATCAGAGGTTATATTAGATGGGTCATCAAGGAACGAGGTTACATGGGCTTTACCCCACTCATCTCCAAAGATTGCTTCTAGGAATTGCTCATTTGTTACATTTATTGATCTGTCGCTAACCACACTCAGCCCCACCATTTTTATTACTCCTGATATGCTTTAATACCTGCTTTGACAAGCTCAATGATTGCCTCGTTGTAAGACATACCACTGCGATCAGCTATCCCCTTTACCGCGTCATATAGGTCCTGGTCTAGATACAACCCCGCGCGTGCTTTTTTTGGTTTGGGGTCTGACTGTAGTACGATGTTTGCTGTGGACATTTTAATCCCCTTCTTGGTTTTGGTTTGGGCAAGTATATCTGTGTTAGAAAAAACTTTACAACAAAAGTGTTTAAAACTTTGTAAAAGTCTAGGTATACTAGCCGTGAAAGTTGATTCGACTAGCTCTCGTGGCTGGCCCGATCTAACTCTATTACTACCAAATGGCACTGTGCTGTTCGTTGAACTCAAGACACCTACTGGGCGGCTGAGCAAGCTTCAAGAACACACGCACAGTCGCATCAAGGAGAACACTGGCAATGTCTACACCATCAGAGGGGTTGAAGAACTCTTTTCGCTTATCTCCAAGTTTACTTAGCCAACAACAGCAAGACGCTGTTACGTCTGCCTATGAAGGCAACCGCCTGATTGTAGGCAACATGGGATCAGGTAAATCTGTCATCGCAGCTTCGGCTATAGCTGAACTATTAGACGACAAGGTGCTCAATCGTGTCCTTATCATCACTACACCTAAAATTGCCAACACCGTTTGGGCACAAGAGTTTGATAAGTGGGAGCACACACACCACATTGAGGTAGCCGTCGCCACGGGAACCCCAGAAGAGAGACTTGGACTTTTCAAGCATGAAGGGCAGGTAGTCGTAGCTACGTTCAACATTCTGCCGTGGATAAAAGAACACCGCCTCTTTGACCTGTTCGACGGTTTACTAATAGATGAAACTACTAAGCTCAAATCTACTGGGGGTGCTCAATTTAAGGCGTTACGCGCACAACTTAAAAAGTTTAAGTGGCGCGTTGGACTGACGGGAACGCCCGTCAGCGAGGATTTCTTAGGACTCTTCGGGCAGATGATGCTGATAGATGCAGGCAAGGCGCTTGGCACTCGCAAAGATACTTTTCAAAACCTCTTCTTCTTCCCGACAGACTATAAGCAATACAACTGGGAGCTTAAAGAAGGCGCAGCGGAAGAGATTTTAGATGCTATATCACATTTGGTTCACATCGTCCCGGACTACCGCCACACGCTACCACCGATAAAGTTCCATAAGCATAAAGTCTGTATGCCCCAAGACCTAGCTCAATACTACGATCAGATGCGCTCGGATATGCTGACTGAGGACGCGGTGAGCGCCACGGCAGCGGTACTCATACAGAAGTTGCAGCAGATCGCCTCCGGCTTTATTTATGACGAGCTGGGGGAAGCCAAGCGGCTGTCTGATTTCCGTATTCGAGCTTTACAGCAGCTACTTAATAGCCGTGTCACAGGCAATGCGCTTATTGCGTACTGGTACAAAGATGATCTGGATCGCCTTATGGAAGCCCTGCCAGATGCAGAAATGTTAGTGCCCACTAACCTGCAATCCCAAGTAGAACGGTGGAATCGTGGAGAGATTAAGTGCCTCTTGATTCACCCACGCTCGGCGGGACATGGGCTACAGCTAGAGAAAGGAGGCACTACGCTGATCTGGTACACACCACAATGGTCCAACGATCTGTGGGAGCAGACTAACGCGAGACTGTGGCGCAAAGGTCAAACCAAGCCTGTTCATGTGTATTCCATTGAAGCTGTTGGCACTATTGACGAAGCAGTAGGCGCTCGAATATTGGGCAAGGCAGAGTTTGAAAAGATATTTATGAATCACCTAAGAGGGCTATAAGATGAAACACCTCAAGATTGGAGGCAGTACCATCCACCGCACGTTAGCTTGCCCAGGTTGGTTGAAGCTGTCTGAGAATATCCCCAACCCCAAAAGTGGGTTCGCAGCGGACTTAGGCAACCTCCTGCATGATGCTATGGAAGAACATCTTAAACACGACACACCTTTTAAGGATATGGTTGGCAAACTAACCTTTGCAGACCAAGTGTTAGAAGAAGAGCATATACCTGAGCACCTGAACCCAATGGCGGTAGCGGTCAATGAGCTACTAGATGAGCATGACATAGACCGCCTGCTGCTAGAGCCTTTTGTGCAGCTAGTAGAAGATGAGCAAGGCGGCTCTATTGATGTAATGGGTATCTCATATGACTGCAAGACACTCTTAATTGCGGATTACAAGACGGGCAGCCGGTGGGTAAACCCTAACAGCAAGCAGCTACGCTTCTACGCTTTGTGTGCGCTCAAAGACCCTAAGACAAAACCTATGCTTACAAACATAGAAACCGTAGTGTGCGCGATCATACAACCCGCTCAAAGCGATAAGGCGGTTCAGACCAGCTATACACTTTCAGAGGTTTTAGCGTTAGAGACTGAACTTAACGATGCCCTAGCACACCCCGACAAAATAGAACCAGGTTGGTACTGCCTCTACTGCCCTGCCGCCCCTGTATGCCCCAAACGATTAGCCCAAGCGAGGTCAGCACTTATGCTCACACCAGAAACAGCGGCAGAAATAGCCGAGGCCCTCACACTAGCTAATGAGCTAGAGAGCTGGATTAAACAAGTTAAAGATCAAGCCTACGGGATTGCCAATGACGGTGGGATACTGCCTGGCTACAAGCTAGTAGAAGGCCGATCAGTGCGTAAATGGAAAAAGGGCGCGCAAGAGGTTCTCACCAGTAAGTTGGGCGAACAAGCCTTTGAGCAAAAAATAATCGGCATAACCAAAGCCGAGAAGCTACTAGGTAAAGGCGCACTTGAAGAACTCGGACTAACCGAAAAGCCAGAGGGTAAACCTACGCTTGTGCCAGAAGAGAGCACGGGCGTAGAGGTTTTAAAAATAGTGCCAGATTCTTTAAAAAACCTTGTTGACAAAAGTTTAAACAAATAATAATGTAAAGGCGTCCTTACGGACACCTAATTTAACTGCAACTGCAAAAGGTAAATGCAATGTTTCCAACTACTAATGCTTCAATCACCGATGTTTCTTCTGCCCTAGCTCACTCTAAAGTAAATGATAGCGTCTCTACTGGTGGCAAAGCGTTCATACGTTTTGACTACAAGAGTGGTGATTTCACCTTTGGTCGTGACCAGCAGGAGATCACGGAAGACGAAATTATCGTCAACACCACTAGCTTCTGCCACGGGTGGGTGCTGTGGGTGAACGGCACTCCTAGCAAGGTAATGCGCTCATTCGTTGAAACGATTCCTGATCCAATGCCAAACTCCCCAACAGGAGATGCCCCATCAGAGGCGCGTGGTTTCGAGGCTCGATTTGAAGATGACCCAGAAACTGTTTTGATGTTTGAAACGTCAAGCTACGGTGGGCGTAAGGGGTGCGATACTTTACTCAACGAAATTCGTGCTCGTAGCGCGGGTGGAGAGACTGAGTACCTTTTCCCCGTGGTTAAGCTTACAAGCGAAAGCTACAAGGCTAAGCAAGGCGGAACCATCCACAACCCATCTTTCAAGGTGGTCGGCTGGGTGAACCAAGCGGGTGAGCGTCAAGAGTCTGTGCAGCGCATTGAAGAACAGGTAGAAGAGCCTGTTGTTCGCCGCCGCCGTAATACTCAGTAATCCTCACAGCAACTAGCCGCCTTCGGGCGGCTTTTTATTTTCAGGTACACCTATGCTTTGGTTAGACTTAGAAACCCGATCAAACGTCGATCTAGGGGTTAAGGGATTGCT